GTAATTTTTAGTGATGTACGATTCATAATCTTTAAAAGTAACCAATCTATTCTGTGTAGCAAACTGTGACACAGCATTATACTTTACTTCATTTACTGATTCTCTATTCGTTCCACCAGCGGCAACATTAACAACTGTTACAGTAATATCAGTATATGCCCCAATTGAAGAACTGACTGTAAATTCCGATGCTTTGTTAGCCAAAGGACCATTTGTAGAAAGGTAATTTACAGTTACGATTGCACCGTCATTAATTTTCTTGCCAATGATATCATCACCGAAATAAATTTTATACTTGCCACCTCTTGACTCTTGCAAGAAATAAACTTCAGAAGAACCGGTAATATCTAAGATATCGGTTGCTTTATTGTAAATTGTTATTTGACTATTGCTTGAAGATGGTCTTACTGTAACAGAAATGGTAGTTGTGTCAATATCAGCATCTGGTATTTCAAACACAGCTTTTGGATTTGACCCTTCGTCTTGGGTAAAAGAATAGGTCACATATTGACCTTCTTTAATTTCCAAATTTTCAAAGTAGTATTTTGTTCCACTCTTAGTAACAGTCGTATCAGTTAACAAAACAAAGTTGTAGTTTTGGTTATCGATTGCATTAGAGATTAGAGTAAAACCTTTTGGTATGGTAATAGTATCTACTGTGGAACTATTTGTCTCTACCGTCAGATTAACAACCGCCTTTGCAGCTGTTTTGGAATATGGAACATAACCCAAAGTTTTAGCATGAGAAACCACAGAGTCTCTCAACAAAGCCGTATCAAGGAAGGAATCATTAGCCAACATATTGAGGTAATATGCATTGTAATGGGTGTTGTATGCAAGAAGGTTAATCAATACATCCAAACCAGAACCTTCGAAGTCATAGTCCTGGAACTCTGACTGTTGTTTTAAATATAATTTTAAGTTGGTTTTGATTGTGTCAAAATCAAGTTCCGCAACTTGTAGACGATTATCTGCCATTTATCGAACTCGCTCTAAGAAAAATTTGATTGCTACTGGCTCGGTTCTATTAACTATTTGAAATATCATTTCAACCTTGAAGCCGTTGTTGTCATAATCTGGTTTAGCTGTGACTGATTTAACTTCGGCCCTAGGTTCAAAGTTATTGATTGTTTCTACTATTTCACGTTGAATTAGAGTTGCTGTAACCGAATCTAGTGGTTCAAACAACAATTTCTGAACATTACAACCTATTTCAGGTTGAAAGGGAACTTCATAATGCCTTGTGGAAATCAAGTTCTTAATTGAGTTGATTACCGCCAGTTCCGCTTTATGCTTATTGATATCTTTGCGGATTGGATGAATCTTAAAATTCAAATCCAAGTCACGCCATTCTCTGGTTGTGGTAGTATTTACTGTTGTTGCCATCTTCTATTTATTACGTTATTGGGCAAGCCTAGATTTTAATTTATCAGAACCAATCAAATTTTGAACTAAACTACTTTCAGATGCACCCAAATTGGCATATCTGTGCAACGATTTTGCATCTGCTACTAGTTGATTTGAATTTGTATAAAAATTCTCATCGTGTGTTCTTCTTTCATACAATATTGTATATAAAGTATTTGCAAATGTTGAAATTGAATTTACTGTATTGTATGTCAAATTTGATGTATTTACAGTAATGAATCCACCAAGGCCATCAGGTGTTAATGTTGTTGTTATACTATTGTTAATTGTATTTGGATATGTTACAATCGTGTTTGAATAATCTCTAATTGTATTCGCAACCAAAATACTAGTAAAACTGCCCAACATTGGCGCATTGTCCTCACGACCATCAGTTTGATATATCAAATAAGTCAATGCTCTTCCAGTTTGCATAGCTTGTTCAAGGTATGGTTTACTAGCGGCATCTGTATTTGCAGTAACACCAACAACACCAGAAATTCTGTTTGTGTGGTTTATAAATTGAACCATTTCAGTATTAGCATCAGCAATACTCTTAAATGTATTATAAATTGTTGTCCACAATGGTGTTGTATTTGTAGCACCTTGTAAATTATTTGCAACACTTATTAGGGTGTTTGCGGTACTCCAAATTATGTTACACGAATTTGCAACTGGATTTACATAGTATCCATTTGTATCATTATTGGTCAAATCATCAACCATCCATTGTTTAGATAACAATGGAGGTGCTGTGTTCAACTGATTGATAGCCGTGTCCGGCAAAGTGGTTATCGAACCACTAGTGTCGGTAAAATTAAATCCTGTTCTGTCGAATAGTGCCATAATATATCCTTAAATCATTTTTGGAATTGGAGGTCCTGTAGGTCCTTTAAAACCTATATGGAAGTGACAGTTGTGTAAAGCCGTATTTACAGTATCAGTCATCAATACAGCTGTCATTAAACCAAAAGTTCCAGTAGGTGCTTCGACCGAAAGTAGAGATGTTATTGGGCCAGCGGAGAATATTCCTTCTGGTGGACATGGTGGTCTGCCTAAAGCTGGATTTCCAACATAACCTTTTCCTGATGTAATACAAGAAGCTGCGTCAACCCTTACTGCACCAATTGAGAATGCTTCTATGTGACCATCAACTTCCAAATCACCTGTTAAATGTAAGTGACTTCCTGCCATAATATTTAGAGAACCACCCTCAAGGCCTCCACAACCAACATTCATGTCATCTTGTGACATAAGAGATGAAACACCTTTAACAGCAACATCATAATCTCCATTAACAACCAATTTATAGTTGCCGTCAACCAATTCTCTTTTGTCCCCTTTAACGTGTACAATAGAGTCACCTTCAATAGTGATATTACAAACGCCACTAATCAGAACGTTTTTATTCTTGGTTACAATTTCATAACCATCACCATAAATTTTATGGACCTCATCTCCGTTTGGATGCATTTCAGTAAATGTTCCTGAACGATGGTGTATTCGAATACGCTCACCACCAGGCGTATCGTCCATTTCAAACATATGACCAGAAGGAGTCTGAGTGATGTTATTGAATGGATATTGCGGTGGATATTCTACAGATGCTGGTGATTCCGGCTCTGTCCAACCCAAATCTGTATTTGGACGATCCGGATATACTACTCTATCATAAGGTACGAATTCTGTTGCCATTTTTAAGGTCCTGCACCAACCTCAATCGGACTTGCTGGTCGTCCTGTGTCGGTAATTAATGAAGTCAATTGTTTACCTGCTGCTTCAGCTTGTGCTGCGGTTGTTGGTGCTAAAAGTACAGCACCAAGTTTTTGTGGAGTTGCAGCAATAGATGCTGTTAGTGATACTGTTTGTGATAGAGTATTTAATCCTTCTTGTACAGCATCAGCTAGTTGTGCAAAATCTCCATCACCACCTAAATCTGGAAAAAGACTTGTGATACCAGCTGCAATTGTTTTGTACAATCTTGTTAGACACTCTTTAAAAAATGCAGCAGCTTTAGCAGGCAAACTTAGAATGTAATCAATCATTGCACGGACTTTTCTTACAACCAATAAAACAGTATCTATTGCATTCTTAACATCACGCAACTTACGATTTATATATTTTATCAATCTAGTAACGCTTCTGATATCTTCAACAACTTTCTTAACAAAACCAGTTGGGTCGGCATTTGATGCACCAATAACCAAATTAATTGCCACTCTTAATTCTGCAATAATAGTATTAAAGAAATTCTTTAATGCACCTGTAGCTTGATTGACCTGATAAGAAATATCACAAATGTGTGCTCGTCTTCTATTAGATTTATCTATAGATGTGTATTGTACAACCTCACGGCTTAGTGGTGGATTTGATGGTTGACCAGGAACTTGGTCTAATTCACCAGGTGGTAATGTTGGATAACCAACAGGTGGTTTAACTACAACAGTATTAATACCTGGAAGAACATGAGTTACAACTGGAAACTGAGCAGATTCACCATCTAAAAAGAAACCAATAACCCAATCACCAACCCTAGGAACACTAAACGAGCCTGCACCGTTTACTGGTAAACCAACAATAGCCCAAGGTAGTGCGTCTGTAGGAAGAATTGTTTTGTTTTGATTGTGATATCCATTAATGCGAATACGAAGTCTATTATTCATTAGAGGATCAGCAATATCCTCAACAATTCCAGTCCAATTACTTGCTCTTGCTAAATCATTTTCGTACATCTATTAATAACCCCATGTAGATTTGGCCAGTTGTCTATTTGATTTAATAACTGGTTTTTCTGAAGAATCTGTAACAACTTCAGCAACGGTTTCAAACATATTATATCTTATAATGTGTCTAGTTGACAAGATTGCATACTTGCCTTTTAAGGTTGAATCGTAATTGTTGCCACCTCTAGTATTCGTGGAACGAGTTGGAACTTCCAAATTAATTGTTCTTCCTGGCGATACTGTAAAATTTCCAGGTAAAACTAATTTAAGTCTCTGGCCCATAAAGTTTTGCAATATAGCTTTTCTAGCATAAGCATATTTTTGTGGTGTATCATCAACTTGTAGAGACTCAGGCTCATTCTCTCTGATGAAGTCAGAACCAGGACGTAAACCAGTTGTTAGATAATACACAACCCGTGAATCCATCATCTCATAGTTTGTTTTACCAAACTTATTTGTCTCAATAGGCAACAATGGATTTTTATTTCCGTGTCTAGTTG